GTCTTTTGCCCAGACCAAGGAAATCTACGGCGCCAACATCCTCAACACCGCGACGACCTACAACGCGGCGGTTGGCGGTGACGGCGTGGCCCTCGTCTCGGCGAGCCATCCCATTGATGGCACGACGATCTCGAACTACACCACCAACGACCTGAACGAGAGCACCTTGCTGGCTGGCATGATCGCCATCCGCACGAACTTCCGTGATCAGGCCGGTCTGAAGGTGTTTGCTCGCGGTCGCCGTCTGGTGATCCCGCCCGCTCTTGAGCCGGTCGCGATCCGCCTGACCAAGACTGAGCTGCGCCCCGGCACGGCGGACAATGATGTGAACGCTATCATGAGCACTGCGGGCGGCCTGCCCGAGGGCTACATGGTCAACGACTATCTGACCTCTGCCCGCGCTTGGTTCCTGCTCACGAACATTGATGGGCTCTCCTATATGGAGCGCATTAAATTCGAGACAGATATGCAAGTTGACTTTACAACTGACAATCTTCTCGTCAAGGGATATGAGCGTTACAGCTTTGGTTACTACAACTGGCGCTCAATTTACGGCTCTTTCCCGACCTAAGCCATTGGGGCGGGGCTTCGGTCCCGCCCTTCTTTCTAGGCAAACGATCACGCAGACCGGCCTAGCGGACTCTGCACAGACGGCGTGATCTCATCGTGCAGGAGTACCCATCATGGGGACGACTACTTTTACCGGCCCTATCACGGCTGGCATCATCGTAAACACCTCGGGCACCACGCTCGGGACCGACATCGCCAACGTGGGCTATGTCGAAATGGTTCAAACTGCCGCTATCACGCAGTCTGGTGGCGTCCTCTCGACGACCCCCATTGTGATCCCGGCTAATAGCCAGATCGTTGCAATCATCATCTGGACCACTGCGGTCTGGGCGACAACCACTACCCTCGGCGTTGGCACGACTGCCTCGGCGACGGCCTTCACAACCGCTGGCGCCGTCACCGGCCTCGGCACCCTCGGCCAGTTCAACGTCTCCCCCGGCACTGCCCTGACGCAGATCTCCAACTGGGTTGATGTCGGCACCACTGACGTTCAGCTCGCGATCAGCACCAGCACCGGCACCGGCACTGGTTGGATCACTGTGAAGTACGTTCAGGCTATCAACCTGACCCCGTAATCCAACGAATTTTGCCATAGGAGAAGATCATGAAGGGCAAAGCTCCCAAACTCGGCGCAATGAAGCACACCGCTTACTCCGGTGGCGCCAGCAAGACGGCCTCTGAGGCCATGAACACCAAGGACGCCTTCAAAAAGGGCGGCAAGGTCGGCATGAAGGCTGAGGGCGTCATGTCCGAGGCCCACGCCGGTCGCAAGCCCCGCAAGAGTGGCGGCAGCGTCATGTCTTCTGCGTCGGGCAATGGTACGCCCCGTGGCAAGGCTGCGAACTACTGAGGCCTCCTCCCGGCTTGGTAGGGCGCGCGGGGGCCTCTGTGCCCCCGCATTCGCATGGAGATCTCAATGTCTGGTGCTTGGACGCGCAAAGAAGGCAAAAACCCCAACGGGGGTTTGAACGCCAAGGGACGCGCTTCGCTCAAGGCTGAAGGCCACGACATCAAGCGTCCGCAGCCTGAAGGCGGCGCACGACGTGATAATTTTCGCGCCCGTATGTGCGGGATGAAAGAGAAGCTGACATCTGCTAAAACTGCTCACGATCCAAATAGCCGGATCAATTTGGCTTTAAAAAAATGGAACGTGAAATGTTGAAATGCACCCGTTGCAAGCACGAGAAACCTGAAACTGCTGAATTTTTTCCGTTGCACAATAAGAAGCGGAACGGGTTGGATAGTTGGTGCAGGGTTTGCCGCAATGAGTATCGCAAGGAACTTAGGGTTCCGCCGGGTTTGCCAAAGTCAGAATATCCTCGTGCTTTTGAAGCAAGAGCCGTAGGTGAATGTGTGATTTGCGGTTTTGTTGGTGACATTGTTATCGACCATGATCACAAGACAGGGCTTGTTCGCGGGCCTCTTTGTCAGCATTGCAACTTTGGGCTTGGCCACTTCAAAGATGACCCTGAATTGTTGGAATTGGCTGCAATGTATCTTCGCGGTCAATGCGCTTGCGGGAAGTGTAAGCCGAAGTGGGGCGGTCGTTCTTCTCTTGCATGCCAAGAGGTGATACAATGACCGGCATGCAACGCAAGTGGGATTGCTGAGATGGACAAGCCTTTTTGGGAAAAAGACGCCCCGAAGGACGCCAAGGAAAAGCATTTGAGCCGCAAGCAGGTTCAATCCGCCAAGGCTCATGCCCGGGCCGCTTGCCGTCCTTGGCCTAACTTGATCGACAATGCTGCCGCCGCGCGCGCTGGCAAGAGGAGCTAAAAATGCTTACAGCCGCCTATTCCATCACACAGTCCGGCCTGTACGAGCCCTTTGAGCTTCAGGTTGCTCGCGGCCAGATATTGGGTCACAGCGAACAAAATATCTTCGCTAACGGAACGACCCCGGCCACGGCTGGTTTGTTCCGCACCGTTTGGGAGAACATGGGAACCACTGAGTATGTGTTTCCGGGCTCCTCTTTGACCATGCAGCTTGTAAGTGCCTCGGCTGGTGATACGGCATCCATCACAATTATTGGGCTTGACGCAAATTATGCGGTCATTTCCGAAACATTGGTTTTGAACGGGACAACAAACGTCCCTACCACCAAACAGTATTTTCGCATCAATAATATGTTTGTCTCCAGCGGAAGCACGACAAATCCTGTTGGGGTCATTACGCTTTCCAACAGCGGCGTCATTTACGCGCAAATTAACACGGCTGTTTATAATGCTACAACGTCAAGCATTGGTCAGTCGCAAATGGCAGTGTTTACCGTTCCTGCTGGCTATACGTTCTATGGCTATCGGTATGGTGCGTACTCATCTTTCAACGGGAATAGCGCCAACTACACGACCTACCGCGCCCTTACCAATACTTCGACAAGTGTCCAAAAAATCATCGTGCAAACGCCCTTCAATACAACTTATGAAGTGCAGCGTCATTTCCCGCTTCCATATGCTGAAAAAACTGATTTGCGGTGGCAGATTGCTTCCAGCGCCGCCACTGCGGCTGTTGTCAGCATCAACATTGGCGGCGTCCTGATCAGCAATGACGTGAGCGCGCAGTTCTAAGGAACCCAGATGGCGACGAGCGGCACCTACACGTTCAATCCGTCGCTCGGCGAGATCACGCTCTATGCGTACAATCTCATTGGGCTCAGGAACACGTCCCTGCTTCAGGAGCATCTGGAGGCGGCCCGCATGGCCGCCAACATGCTCTGCTCCAACTGGAGCAACAGGGGCGTCAACCTGTGGGCGGTTGACCTCGTCAGCGTTCCGTTGGTGCAGGGCCAGAAGACCTACAACGTCGATCTGAACACCGTCACCATGCTCGACGCCTACATGGTCATCGACAACGGCAACGGCCAGCCCATCGACCGCATCATCCTGCCGGTGAGCCGCACCGAGTACGCGAGCTACCCGAACAAGGACACGCAGGGCTTCACGACGACATTCTGGTTCGACCGCCTGATCTCGCCGAACCCGACCGTCACGCTGTGGCCGGTCCCTGACGGGACGAGCGCGCAGTACCTGAAGTATTACCGGGTCCGCCAAATTCAGGACTCGGTGCTCTCCAACGGCACTCAGGTCGAGATCCCCTACCTCTGGATGGAGGCCTTCGCCTATGGCCTCGCCACCCGGCTGGCGATTATCTGGGCGCCCGACAAGGTCCAACTCTTGAAGCCCCTGTCGGATGAGGCCTACAACATCGCCGCCGAGCAGAACGTCGAGACGGCGGCCCAGTACATTTCGCCCCAGATTTCGGGTTATTACAGGCCGTAAGGAGGCCCTATGGGATACGCCTCACAAGCCGGTCGGGCAAGAACAAGTGCAACATCGCCGCAGGCCCATGCGATATGCGACCGCTGCGGCTTTCGCTACAACCATATGGATCTCAGGTGGCAATTCGACTGGGCTGGCGCCTCGCTGATCAACAAGCGCCTTCTTGTCTGCT